GCGGCGTAGTGGCAGCTAAAAAACGAGGTGAGCTGATCACTTCAGCGGGGTTTAGACGCTCTATCAGTAAGTTACTGATTTATGAGTTGGCTTTGATTTTGGCGTTCTTAGCTGAACACTATATGATTGATTTACTGCCTATTACTAAAATGGTATCTGGGTTGGTCGCGGTTACGGAATTAAAATCAATATACGAGAATTTAGATAGTATTGGTGGAGGAGATCTACTAAAATCTATCATCAGCAAGCTAGGCTCTGAAAACTCTAAGTAACCGATTTTACATCATAAAACTTCATTAGGGCAATGAGTTTTTTATCCAACCCCGGTATATCACCATATAGCTCTTTCATGAACATAGCAACTACAATAATCGGTACGCTGGTCATAATGGACACTCTACCTAGCATGCTGAGGCGCTCTGCATCAGTCTTATGCTCTAAGATCCCTTGAATAGTCGAAACATTGATTCGGTATTTATCTAAGTTCATATTATTCCTTTACGGCCTCTAGTCTCTTCATACAAATACTATAATACTCTTCTTCTTTTTCTATACCAAAAAACAAAAAACCACTTTGTATCGCTGCAACTCCTGTTGTTCCAGATCCCATAAAAGGATCTAAAACTATACCATTAGGAGGTGTAACCATCTTTATTAGGTATTCCATAAGGGTTGTTGACTTAACGGTCGGGTGTGTGTTGTCTGTTCCTTTGTCTTTTTTTGAGGCTTTAGCACAATAGAAAAATCGGGAGGCTCCGCCGGAATCTTTAAAACTCGAATTACGCTCAATCCCAATGCCTATTCCAAATTTAGAAGTAGCGTCACTAAAACCACACGATTTTTGACCCCCAGGATGAAGTACACCGCTTTGCTCATCCAGCAGCTCTACCGCACACCCCTCGGTGCATTCCCATGCCGGGACGGTCTCGGTGCCGTCTTTATCTGTTTTTCCATATTTCATTTGAGGAGCATAGTCTCCATAAACTTTGCCGTCCGTACAAACATGATTTAATACAGAGCCTTTAACCTTCTTTACCCCGACCTCCACACAATCAGAGTTGTGGGATAAGACTAGATTGGCTGGGAAGCGTCCTTTGGAGTTATGAAAACCCGCATCTGGTATAAACTCATTTCTATTTTTACCCTTAGGCGCATCTGCAAAAGCTTCTATTCCTGCGCCGCAATTAGTGACGTGGTTTTTGGCGTTAGGACGTAAATTAGGCTCATTGGTTGCTATCCCAATCCTACTCGCATCAATATTCAACCCACCAGTGCCATACTTAAGCACGTTCTCAGCAACGGTATCCTCGCTGCAGGGTTTGCGAACTAAAATCCAGTGCTCACTTGCAGGCTTAAGGGCAGTACCCCAGCCTTTAAATCTATCATCACCTGTAGCTTTTTCAATATTATGTGATTTTGGAAACCCAGTACCAAACAAATGAGTAACCACGTCTCGAATTTCAAACCCTGCATCCTCAAGTGCCGTAGCAGTCCAATGACTGGTTCGAGGAATAGCCCACACAAGCCCGTGAGCTCCAGGCTTCATGACTCGTAAAGCTTCTTTCATAACGCTTGATAACCATGCGATCCATTGTTTAGAGCCGCCTTTGTCACCGTCCCAAGATTTTCCCATGAATGAGATACCTGCTGGGGGATCAGTAACAAGGGAGTCAATTGAATCATCTGGTAATGATTTTAGTATCTCTAGGCAATCACCATTCATTAATTGAAAATTGGACATATTTACTCCTTGGGGGATTCTTCGTTAGCTACTTCATTTAAGGCCGCACCATAGGCTTCGGTAAAGTCTACCAAATGAGTCTCTTTCCCATCAGGATCAACCTCACCTAGGTTTTGTATATACTCTCTGGCAGTAAGCTTGCCTAATTCATAGTCTCTACATGCGACACACATACCCCCTACTCCTTATTATTAGCTTTGCTGATTCTCCAGCCGTGCTTTGGATCATAGTCGGCTTTCATCTCTTCTGTCCCATTATACACTGTCAGGCGGTGTCTTTCATCTCTTTTAGCTCTTTCCAACAAAAGACTTAAAGACCTGAAAGCAGTCATCCGCCATATACCTTTTTCAAAATCAAACATATTGGCTATGTACATATTAGTTTACCTCATGACATCTATAGTTTCGATTCCTCGAATACTCATTTTCTGGTGTGTCGCATACGAACTTTTTTCGAGAAGTTACACAACTACTTAACACCACGGCAAGAACTATCGCCACCACAAACAACACTACATCAGTTCTTATTTTCATATGACCTCACAATAATAGTATCTCAGGTGTTACTGTTTTTGTCAAGATTCTTTAGGTGCTCTACTACTCTCGAAACCAACACAGTGAATTTATTGAGTTCTTGGACCAGTTTGTCTTGATTGTCTTTCATCTTCTGTCCTAACAACACCATGCGATTATGCTGGCTTCCAGCACCTTGCAGCATCTCATCAATCTGTTTTTGCATGGGTTTTAAGTGTGGGTTTTCATTAAGAAACTTGTTAAGTGCTTGTTTTGCTTGGAAAACAGCTATTAATTTATCACTCATATTAGTACCTTACCATATATTTGCTCAGTGGGTGATCAGGCCCAAAATAGATCGTAAAAACATCTTTCATTCCATTTGGATAGTCAGACATCAGGCGTCGCTTCCAGAACCAACCCCCGAGCTGACACAACCAGCTACGCTCTAAGCCTTTTAATAGGCACCAGGATAGGATTCTCCCATCGGTGTCGCTAGTTGGATCTCCGATACAGGACGTGGCTATAACCAGGGCGGAATAGGCTATAAGAGGTGTGGCTATAATCCTATAGAATAAATTCCTTTGGGCCATGAACCATAAAGCAAGGATTTGAGGTTGTCGCCATAGACTGAAAGGGACTTTAAAGGGTGGTTTAAGTCCGAGTACGTTATAAGCGGCCAAAACACCGTGGTGGTCATCGGGGGCATCTGGAGAGGTATCATCGGGGGCTCTATGCAGATACCCACCTTTTGAGCAATCATGAATATCTAGATCAAACAGTACATCATCCTTAAAGGTCGACTCGTTTACTAAATGCAGTAGTATAATGTACTCAGCGGTGAACAAAGGACCATTATCACAAGTTCTGTGTTGCCCTATAGACACCACGTTGGATACAAGTCCTGTGGTCTGTTTGTATGGTACAATTTCATCTCTTAAGCTCACACTAACTCCTTTTATCCATAGGACACCAATAACTGTGACCGGGGTGTCCCATTTTTGTAGCATAACACTCACAAACTATAGGCGCCTTAACTCTCATAAGAGCCTCTAAATCAGCAGCAGGCGTGCTGTGTCTGGGATCATAAACTGGTAGTTTTCCATAGTTAAGATCATAGTCTGCTCCTTGAGTACCGGTGTCGTACATAACCCATTCCCACTTCTGTCCTATATAAGATATCACTTGTGGAAAGGAAAGTAAAGCATCATCCCAGTCAACAACCATAGAGACAATATCTTCAATTTTGATTCTAAGTCTCATACTTCCTCGTCTCCCATTCGTTCAAGTGCATATAGGATGTTCACACCTTCGCTACCTCGTTCGTATGCTATTTGGTTTGCAATTTCTTTGGCTTTTTCAAAGCCCGCAAGGTAGGCATTGTATGCTATGTAGTCTGATACTGAAAGGCCAGGATAAGCAGGAGTATACCGGCTTGCTAGCTCTTCTTTTTTTGTTTGTTTTTTAATCTTCTTTTTCATAGCCACCTCAAGTCAACTATACCACACTATTTGAGATCAGCCAAGTTTAAAGGATCATTGTTTTGATAAATCCTTACTTATAACTGGAATTGCTACTAGTGCAACTCCTGGTAATGTAACAGTATTTTCCATACAGTCTTTTAGTATTGCTGATACTGTATTTGCTTCGCTTTCATCACACTCGACAATCAAGCTGTCGTGCACTGTTAAAACTAATTTGGCATTTAAGTTCTGTTCTTTTAAAGTTTTAGATAACCTTATGGCCGACCTATTTACAATACTCGCTGCACTGGACTGACACCGATGATTCATTGCAAGATTGAGCATGTTTCGTGCTTCATATGGCATTTTACCGCTTTTGCCATAGATCTTCTCAAGATCCATAGCCTTCGGTATCCTACGAGGTCTACCGTATAAGCTTAGGACATAGCCATTTTTCTTAACCATATCATGGCTATCTGTCATCATCTTCTTAACAGAAGGATAAGCCTCAAAGTACTTATCTATGAGCTCCTGGCACTCATCCATGGTCTTGCCGGTCGCTTGTGCTTGCCTAAACGCCGTAGTTCCATAAGCTGTTGCAAGAGCGAACTGTTTTGCTATGTTCCTAAGATCTGGGTGTTGCTTTGCAAATGAGTTGGGGGCATCTTTAAAAGTACTGCAATCATAAGCTTCAAACATGGGTATTCCAACAACACTATAAAAATCCTCGCCTTTGGCAAAACACTCTAGAAGACGTGGGTCTTGTGACACCGAGGCAAAAACCCGAGGCTCAAGCTGTGAATAGTCAGCTCCTACAAATACTTTACCGGGGCGAGACACAACGCAGGCTTTGACTCTCTTGTCATCTCTTGGTAGATTCTGAAAATTAGGTTGTAAACTGGAATACCTACCTGAAGTAGTCCCATGCTGTTTAAAAGAGGGGTGTACTATCTCATATTCGACCTTCTCTTGAATTCCAATCACATAAGTGTTTAATATCTTTTGGTTTTTCTTTTGTTCAAGCAGTTTTTCAATCCATTTGTATTTCTTTGAATACAAGCTTAAGGCATCCTCATCTGTGCACATATATTGCCAGGGGTCTTTGATGCCGGGCTGGCTCTTGTGGTGCTTAACTAGTCTAACAAACTCCCACCTGGCTTTCCTGGTATAAGGTACTTGAATACCTAATCGCTTGCACAGCTCCCTACCTCCATCAGTCAGGGTATTAAAATCTTCACCTAGCTTCTCAAACAACAACCACGCAATCTGCTGCCCAGACCCGATATTGAAGGTCTTTTTGGGGGTTGGCCCTGGATATTTGTCCTTAACATGAGGCCATATCTCATTAGCAATAAAAGCTTGAGATTCCGCTATTGAGGTTTCTAGTTCACTTCTGAGCTTCTTAAGCTTTTGAGTATCAACCTTTAGGCCTACAGTGTTAAGGTCTTTGGTGGGACCCTTTAAAAGGGGCATAGTTTCATCTTCATAAAAGAACTTATACAAATCATCGGTGAGTTGAGGGACCAAAGCCTTAAACACCTTCCAAGTTAAAAGGGCGTCTTTAGCTCCGTACTTAGCGATTAGTTCTGAATCACCTTTGTAAAGCTCATATTCAGACTTGGTGACTTTACCGCCGTTTTTGACTATAGACTCCTTCATTTTGAACTGCTCATCGGTTGCGGTATCACCAAACATCTTAGCTGCCAGTTCTTTGAGGCCTACCCTATCGTTTTCATTGAGTAAATGGGCAAGTACAAGAGTGTCGGTGTCAATATCATCAAATAGATCAATCTTATAGTTAGCGAGTATCTTACCACAGTCAAACTGAATGTTGTGGCCTACAAGCCGTTTTCCTTTAAGAGCCATAAAAAATGGTTCTGGTTGTGAGATTACATTAATCAAGGTTTGGGTATTAGAATCATATTCTTTTACTACCACATAAAAAGCAACGTTGTCTTCACAGCAGATTGAAAACCCAATAATTTGAGCGTCCGAATGCAGTCCGGTCGTCTCGCTGTCTATCGTGACGTACTCAAAGGGCTTTATGTATTCTAGGAGCAACGCAAACTCCTCAGCAGTTCTGACTATAATAAGCTCTTCATTTGACATCGTCTACTCCCCAAGGGGCTGAATGATAAGTTACAATATCGGTCTTTTTATTGGCTCGTCGCTTGTTGGTAGCTTGAGAAACCCAAAATTCCATCCCTTTTTCCTCATACTGGTTCAGCTTCCTAAGACGTTCGGTCTTGGGATCAAACAGGAGACTATAACACTTATCCTCTAAGATCTCATCAGCCCCCTGCTTTTTGTGTCTGATCTTACAAAACTTGAATGCAGTCACTGTAGGGCACCCCTCTTCGCCATAGCATCTCTTAAGAGGTTGCCACACAGTGATTAGGTAGTCAACATATGATTCAAAGAAAACCGTGCCATAAGCGGCGCTCTTATCGAGCTCTATATCACCGATGTCTGCCTTCTCCCTTGGTGCTTGAGATTGCATAATCAATAGGGTGTTAGTTTCTATGGCAAAACCTTTCATTTCATGGCAGATATCTTCAATGCTCTGCCTTCCATCTTTACTCTGTTTCTTTAAGGCTCCGATATGGTCAATAACCACACTGCCCACCTTTTTACCTGTAACCTCTTGGAACCTAAGAATGTACTCTCTAATTTGACTGAAGGACAAAGCTCTAAACTCACCATTATCCTCGTAGTTAGATAAAACATGAACTTTGTCATGGAGCGCAAGATTCGTGCCACACATGGTTTTCCAACGCTCGGCTATTTCATTCTTAGGTTGTTCTAAAGGGACGTAGAAATGCTCGTAGTCTGGGTTGTTGGTTACAAAGCCCATAAACATGTTTAACGCCACAGCAGTCTTACCCACTCCTGATCCAGCCACAAGCCCTACGACTTGCCCTAAACGAAACCCGTTCACTGTGGCATCAAGATACCTCCAGCAGGGGAACCTGGTGCCTTTGGAGGCATATGTAGGCGATTTTAGGATGTCTGAGACGCTCTCGGATAGAAACTTCATCTCACCGACTGGCTCTTTGACCCAGATCTTGTCAACTATATTAGTTGCATAACTGAGTCTGTGCTGCTGGGCACGCGTTAAAGCTTTGGCAGTCTTTGTCAATACTGACATAGCTTCTGTGGTGTCAAAACCGTTGGCGTGCAGGATATAGCCTAGTCGAAAGTCAGACTCTGATCTATCTTCTACTTTACCGGCCCAAATATTGTTAACTTCAGCATTTTTAAGGAGCAACTGACCAAACTTAGCAGGCAGCTTATCGTCCACCTTATAGGAGGAGTCTTCGAGGTTGTAGGCCCGGTTAAAATGAGTATCACAATAGAGCTTATCCTCAAGACTTAAGGGGGGTAGGGACTTGGCAAACTCCTCAGCAGTGTAGGTCTTGGTGAGGTCTTCAAACAGGATAGAGCACAGCTTAGGATTCTGCTTATCCTTGGTGTTGATCGTATTGGGAAGGCGCATGAGTTGTTTGATCTTGCCCACCGCTAAATCACTGAGGTACAGCCTAGCAAGTTTCCTATTTATCTGAAGGAAGGACTTAGCATCTAACCCTTCTATTTTCCAATAAACATGGATACCGTTTCCTGAGTCAACAATCTGTGTTGGTGTGAGGGGCTGAGAAACAACAAACTCAAGAAAATGTTCTTTTGAGTTCCATTTCTTCTCTTTTAAGTCCATATCTACATACACCCACTCAAAGGTGTCAATGTCGGCATCTTTAAACCAGGATTTAGGATTAGTGACTAACTTTGAATAGTTAGGATACCAGTAAATGTTGTATCCTCGCGCATTATAGTCTAGAAGCTGATCTGTAGTGTAATTACCTTGGATAGGCATCGAATTGGTGTCTTCTTCTTTGAGCCAAGGTGATGGCAGCAACGCATAAATCATAAAACTCCCACAACAACCAATTAAAAGTAATAAACCACTATTTTTGTATTAAATAATAGCCGATTCAGGTTAGCTCGGCAAACACTAGTTTACATCCCGACAATCACGAGGGGGCCTTAATTTATACTATTCGTGTTTAGTTCCGGCTTTTTAATAGGCTTTGGAGCTTCTGCTGAGCTGCGCTAGCTGTTGGAGTCGAGGTGAATGCAGCGGATTTAGTGGTTCGTATAGGAGTGAGGTGTTCTAGTTTACTCAGATCACGAATTGGATTTCCAGCCAAATCTTCATATAACCCATCATCACCAGATTCGTCATCTGGTGACGTCAACAAAGCTTTTTGGTTGTGAGCTACACGATCGGGGTCCTGCTGTACGCGGTAAACCTTCATAGGATTACCCTTACCAGTATCCAAGCGCTCACCAGTATCTGTGACCTTAGTCATGACGCCGATTACAGCGTTTTTCATAAGCTGATCAAGGCCACCACTGCCATAAATTCCGACTTCACCGTCTCGGGTGGAGAACACATAGAAATTTTTTGGCTTTGCCTTGTCAAACTTATTAGGTTTGCTTTCCGTACGCAAAAAGTATCCTTCAACAGAAGTTGGATTAGGTTCTCCGGTTCTATCGTTTGTTCCACCCAAAATTACAATCTTTACTTCACCAATTTCATTATATGCCATTTTATCTCCCTTTTAAAAATTAACTAACACTCTTTGTATACCCTAACACAGTGTTGCAATTTATGCAACGTGTTTCCATCGTCGGTGGGTTAGTTGTTATCAAAAACGCTCCCTGATTTAAATGGTTACAAAATTTTGGGTGATTTTTCGTAACAAACCCGGAGGGATCACCGAGGAGAGTAGCCGATTTTATTTCTACAAATCTGTCGTCAAGCTCTTTATGAGTAACTTCATACTCTAACAAAAAAGTCATGCACGTGGCGACATGGGCTAAATGACTCAACCCTGATTCAGGGTCCTTGGACTCACCGCCGATGTAAGCTACCAGGTGTCGCATTGCTGCGCCTAATAGCCTAGACCACTTCATGCCCCCCCTCCAATTGTGATCCGAATACTTTTTCGCACCTGCATTATATACTTTAGCAATTTCTATTAAAGCAATAGAGCTAATAAGCTCCATTCGAGGTTTACCCTGATCATATTTTAGTCCGGTTGGTTTACTCATTATCCGACTCTCCTTAATAGTTTCAAGGGCAACACTACGATGCCCCAATGTGTGTAACAAAACACTTCTGTTTGAGGATTAAACCTCTGATACGGCATATCCTCAATCTCTTTTAGGTACTTTGGGACGTACGTATACTCTATAGGCCTAACAAAGCTGTTTGCAGGTAAAACCTTGTCATTACCGAGTACTTTTACCGAGTACTCTTCTTGGGTCAGATAGTTTGGAGTAGGTACCGAGCTCATTTTGCCACCTCTCTTAAGAACTTTTGCACCGTGTAAGCTTGTTTTAGGATTTCTTTCCCATTATGTGCGAACATTTCACAGAAAATCTCTTCCATTTGATCCGCTTCTATGCTGGCTGAGTGTAAACATAATGTCGAGTAGTATGCATGCACTAGCTCGTGTATAATTGTAGGTAAATCTGTGTAGCCGGGCTGGAAATAAATATACCTCGTAACGATGTTTGTTATAGCTGCAGCCTCACCAGAATCTTTAAATTTAGATTTAAATGCCTTTTGAGTCGCCTCATAATAAATCGTCCACTCTTCGCCTTTGACTAAGATCTCTAGTTTTGTCATACATTAATTCTTCTCTACAATTTTAAGATTAGTGAGAGCCCTTGAGTAGCTTCTTTTATGAGAAGGAGTCTTTGAATGATACCGGCCCAACCAGTGTTTGTCGGTGTCTTTGTACTCTTTTGCAATTGATATGAGCTTTGCAGCACAATAAGCATTTCCTTGAGGTTTGGATATGTCATACTCTTTACAAGTGGTGGTCCAGTGAATGCTACTTATTTGGAACATTCCATAATCAATAGTACCGTTTTTATTAAACCTTTTTGCGTTGACTTTAAATGTACTTTCAAGAAAGGCAATCTTTACTAGGTCCTGAGCATCGATATCATATCGCCTTGCGGCTCTGTAGATAACTTCTGCTATATTCCTTTTGGGCATTGTAATCTCTTGAGCACTGCTGCTCTGAGCCACTAACATAAGGATTATTATAGAGCATATTTTAGTCTTCATAGTTATATAATAACACCGTGGAGTGAGGATGTCAATGCTATTTAAGTTACTGTTTTAATAGGGATTTTCGCCTAGCAATAGACAACAAATTCTGTTTACTTTCATGCGCTTTACCACATTTAGCACACTTGTACCGAGCGTACTTACCAGAAGTTTTAATATTATAACCTTTCTTGATAAACTGGGTACTTCCACAGTTACAGGAGTTTGGTGTGCCCTCAACTCGATAAAGATTAAAATCGATGGTTTTGCCCCAAGGACTGAGCTTATTGTATAGCTCTTCTAAAGACAAGACGTCGTATACATTATATTTTTCCATGGCTTTCCAGGCTTTTAGGTTGCCTGCCAAACACTGTCGCCAAAGCTCAAAACCAGAGAATTCTTCGTGTTTTAGCTTTTTGTACTTGACATTGATCTTGTCTGCTAAATACTCAAGTTTATTGCTAGTAAACCCGAAGTGCTTTTTAGCTAGCTCCAGTGTATCAATCTGCTGGAAAGGAGATGGAGGCTTAAACCCATTTATGATAAACCTAGCATTAAGCTTTTTAATATCAAATTTTTTGCCGTTTTGTGTAATCACGATATCCGCTTGATCTAAAAGTTCCCAAATTCCTTTAAGAAGTTTTGAGTCGTCTGAGATGTTTTTAGATCCTCTAGAGTCTTTGTACAGGATTTTATCTTCACCGAGCCATTTGGCTCCATAAGATAAGACGTACCAATCCTCTTTGATCTGATTCAACGCAACATTTTGATCCCAAATACCCCATGTATACGATATTATTGGACTTGTTTCAATATCAACCAGCAATACTTTAGGTCCATTATTTATCATTTTACACCTAATTGGTTATTTCGAACCATAAAACCGGCAATGTCTTTTTGTTTCTTATCAATAAGTGCTAATCGTTTTTCAAGGATCTTAGTCAATCTTTCTTCGACTGCTTTTATAAGCTCCTCTTCTAATAATTCCTTGACAATCTGTCGAACTTGTCCTCTAAGTACTTTTACATCATTTGCCATTTTTCTTACTCCTCTTATTGTCTCTTCTTATCCTACTCTCTTCTTTCGATTTAATCAAGTGATCTTTTTCACAAATTGTTTGAAGGTTAGTTGGATCACACCACATTCGGTCTACTACCTCATCTAAGGACATTTCCTCAAACGAACGATCTAAAGGCACAACTGGTTGAATATGATCTATTGCTACACTGGATTTTGCGTCATATTTTCCACACACGGCGCACTTAACCCAAGTTTTAACTCTCTTACGCTTCGGATCTGAATGAGATACGACACTCGCATCTAGGATAGACTTTCTAAGGTCTGATCGACTAAAAACACGACGTATAGCTCCTTTGAGCAGACCACGTTCTCTTTTTGTAATCCTTGGATTCATAGCTCCTCAATCTTACTGACATCGCCCACCATACTGACGCAATATTTCTTGTCAAACATGTGGTGTAAAGACTCATTGTGGTCAATAACCATGACGGTCCCATGGCGTTCAGACAACTCTACAAAAAGATCATATGCTTTCAATTTAAGGTCGCTGTCCATACCGTCTAGGGCCTCATCAAACATCAGGGTATCAAAGTGAACACCCTCCTTGTTAGAGGCTGCCTCCATCACTGCTACAGCAAAACAAAGCTTTAGTAGTCCCCTTTGGCCTTTGGATAGCTGGGTGGGGGGACACACATGGCCTGACTTAAAGACAATGACATCAAGCTTATCATGTGAGGTTATTTTAAACTCAACCTTGATTTCCGAGTCAAAGTGGGTCTGCAGATAGCTATTGGTTTGATGTTCAAGCCTACCTACGGTGTCCTTGATCATGGTGAGCCTAACACCGCTGGAAAGCTCTTGGATGGTTTCTAGGGCTCCTATTTCCTCATAGATACTGGCTAACTCTGAAGTAACAAGGGCCTTATCGTGGGTTAGTTTTTCACACTCTTCGTCGTGATCTGCCTTATAAGGGTTCTCAAGCTTGAGAAGCCGTTTTTGCTCTTCTAAGTATACATTTTTTGTACTTTCTGTCTCTTTTTTAAGTCTGTACTTTAACATACTGATTTCATTAGTTTTGTCAGTGAAAAACTTATGAGGCTGTCCACAAGCCTCACAGGAGGTTAGGCCAGTGAGTTCTTTTTGAGCGTCGGCTATAGATTCCACTAAAAATTGGATCTTATCTTTTTTTTCTTGTATTAAGACTTGTGCAGCTTCTTTTGCTTGATTCACACGCTCTATAATGTCAGCTTCCCAAGCTTTTGCTTTAACATCTTGATTTTGTTGAATTTCTGCGAGTTGATCTAGCTTACCCGCAATTTTATCGTATCTACTATGAGCGATATCTTTGGATTTAGATAGCTCTTTCTTCTTCAGAGAAGCTTTTTCTGCTAAGGTATTAGTAAAGGTTAGATCAACAAGACTATCCATGATCTTTTTACGATCACTGGCCTTTGCGGTGAAGAAAGAGCCTGCTGGAGAGAACTCATTGTAGTAAGACCCTAATGTAAAGGCCTCTTCGGTAACCCCTAACCTAGCAGTAAGCCTCTTTTGAGTCTCTACAAGGTCTTTACCTCTATGTGTAGTTTCGCCCTCAATCCAATACAAGTCATTGGGTTTTCTGCTTCTCACCACTGTTATTGTGGTGTCCTGCAGTTTGACTTCTAAGGTGCCTGTAGTGGCTCCAGAAGAGCCCCAAGCTATGACGTCGTCTGCTGCACCATTCTTTGCGGTGACACCATATAGAACCCAAGTGGGGGCGTCTAGTAGAGTGCTTTTGCCTGAGCCAGTAGCACCCCACACCAGGGCAAGACTTTGATCGCTTAGATCTTGTTCAAAATCTTTATAACTTCCAAAGTTAGATAAGCACAACTTGCCTAATTTCATAGTAAACCCCTCCACGTCGTTTTTAGGTATTTAGAGTGCTCCACTTCTATGTCCATAGCATCAATGAACTTATCCATGATCTGTCCTGGAGTCAAAGTAATTATCTGTGCTTTTTGTGGCATGATCACTTCATCCGTTGCGATTAGGTCTAACTTAAAGTTTTCCATACCAAGCCAAGTTGCGACGATTGATTTTTTCACTTTGTTTAATGTTGATTTTTTATCTTTTATTTTAACCCACACCAAGTCATCAGGTGCTATTTGAGACACTAACTGGGTTGTTAATTCGGTCACACCATCCAACTCTAGAATAACGTGTTTTCTAAGCTTTAAAACGACTTGCTCATAAGAACCGTCGTCTTTTACAATTAGATAGCCTTTGGGTCCGTCGTTTGCTTCACCAAAAGTGTGGGTAAATGGGCTGCCTATGTATGTTACCGTCCCGATTGTCTGATGTCTGTGGTAATGTCCACTTATTACTTTAAAATCCTTGGTGATTTCAGGGGTTACCGATGTCTTATCCTGCTGATAATCTCCCATAAACGCCCCTTTTATTCCTTGATGACAGACAACTATGCTACCGATCGGAGCTGATTGTATGGCATCCTGGAACCTCTGGTTGGTGTTCTGGTAGGGTATCGCAAAGACTCCAATATCATCAATTAATTGGGGGGAATCAATTAAGGTCGTGCCGTCTCCATGTAAGTAAATTAAACCACTGGTTTCATCATTTTTTTCATTTAATAAGTCGTGGTTTCCGGTTAAAATATAAGTAGTTACTTCGCTATAATAGCTTGACATTGAAAGCAAAGTGTTAGCTACTTCACCGCGAATAATAGCTTTTGTATCATGTAAATCTCCAGCAATAACCAAAGGTATGTTTAACTCTGACGCAGTATCAAAAGCAGCAGATAAAGCTTTAACGGCAATATCTAAGTTGTTGATATTAAAATGAATATCTGATATTGCTACAAACAAGGGTTTAGACATTTAATCTCCAAACATCAAAAACTCAATAATTCTAGATACAAAAGTTAATAAGACATAACCTAATACTACAGGAATCATTATACTCAAAAACAAAGCGACAGGCAAATAGATTATAGTAAAAACGACTGCTAATAGATTAGTCATACTCTGTTTGTTCCTCTACATTAACCTCAAAATCAACACCCTTACGCTTTAAGTACCCGGTGTATTCTCTAATCATAAGCACAAAAAGCTCTTCTCTACTCACTGCAAATCTGCCCATAACTTCAGTTTTCATGTACTCAATATCTTTTATTGTAATGTCAATTGTTATTTTTGGCATGTTATCCCTCATCCTCTTCTATAGAATCTACTAACTTAGTACCATCTGCATTGATCTGAAAATCAAGCTGATGAATAGAAGTCTTACCTTGTGACAAGTGATTTTTAGTGACTGTGGCCCTAGTAATAATGCCGGTCTTAACGGTAACTCCTTTAACCACTTTTGTAAGCACCTTGATTCTTTTAAGCATCACAATGAGTGAAGAGTGATATTCAATCTTAGTGCCCCCAGAAGCTGCATCACCGTGTTGCATGAATCCGATCTTGGCATAGGTCTGATTAGCTAGGTACACTGCGATGGTGTCTGGGTACTTGTTAATCAAAGCCACAAGGGTCTTCATTACTGAGCCATTCTCCTTGGCATCCTGACCTGGTTGAGCATGCTTCTCATTGTCTAGTTCTCTTTCAGCATGGGATCTACTTTGAGATCCACCAACAGAGTCCCAAACAAACAAAACCTTAGCTGCCTCATCCTGTTCTTTAATGGCGGTGATGTATCGCCTGACAAGCTCTGCACCCTTAAGAATCTCATTGGTTTTAACCAATAGAATATCAGCAGGAGTACCACCCATCATGGTGAGCCTAGAAGAGTCAAACTTATCCTCACTGTCCCAAAGGATGACCTGAATACCATGCTTCTGTGCTGAGGCCATAGATTCAGCAGCTAAAGTAGACTTTCCGCAGTCTGGTTTACCAGCTACCTGGATTATCTTGTTGTAAGGGATACCGGGGAGCCCAGTGAGATGAACTAAGGGATTTTCGGGTGGCAGTGTTACTAGATCAAGTGGTGAGTACTCAGCTTTTACTGAATCGCCGGTGGTTATGATGCTTTGAACTTTCTTGTCCTTAGCATACAATTTTCGCATGTCTGTTACAATTTTTGTTAAATCAATCTTAGCCATTTTTTAGTCCCCTAACATAGTTTAATTTTGAATTCCTTAAATAATCAATGATTCTACTAAAGTTACGCTCTAGTCGACCCAAACTCGTATTGCACATAAAACACAGCAATCCTCTAACATGGTTAGTTTTAGGGTCGTGATCTACAGCAAGCAAACAGGGTTTTTTATTTTGTGGGTCTATTTTTATCTCTGGTTTCATACAAATTAAGCATAAACCTTTTTGAGCTTCGTGCATCTCAGCATATTTATCAAGTGCTTGTTGAGGAGTCAGCAAAGGAAAATAATTATTTTTTAGGTGCCTCCCCCTAACCATTAATTTATATTTTTCCGGATCTTTGTGATATCTGACTTTAGCTGATGATAATACTGCTAGCTTATTTCTTTCATACTTTTGTTTTCGTTGCTGTTTTTCTCGCTCTGTATACGTATAAGCCATTATCCACCAAAATTCTGCTTAGCTATTGATTTATAATAATGGTGTGCTTGTTGAAATATGTTTAGGTAATTTTCTAGTGATAACTTATCAACTTCCGCCTCATCAAGCCTCATTTGTTCAGCCTGTACGATTTCATTACGATCTATGATAGCACTTAGCATAACATCACTGGGTTTACGTTCAGTTTTTGAGGCTTCTTCTAAATATACAGCTGCTTTTATAGCCTTAACACCTGATTTTTTCATCCTGGCGTTTAGGTCTGCAACTCTTAATTCTTCAGAAATCTGAATTTGAGCATATAGAAATTTTCCCGCCATTTTTTCGGCTTCCTCAATAGTTATCCCTTGTTCGTAACTTTTTTTAATTTCTTCTGTAAGTTCTTGATATAGTTCAAGCATTTAGTACTCCTTATTTGGTTAGTAAAATAGCACCGGTAAGCACGACGACTCCGCCGATGGGTGAGATAATCCCACCTAAAATTCCAAGTCCAGCTAAGATAAATGGATTTCTTGCTGGGCTGTTTAACTTTTTGTCTGCTTCATCAAGTTGTTTTTTAGTGTCTTGACTGGTAGCACGTGATTGATCTAAGGTTTGCTTATCAAGAGCTATTTCTTTGTCCTTAGCTGCCAGTGCTTTATCACAGGCCCTAATAACTTGATCACAAGTGACTTTAGGTGGCTGTTGGGGGCTCGTCATCGCCATTGTGGTGTTGTTCCAGATAAGAACTCCTAATAGACTTGTAATCATCTTCAGCTTTGTTCGCTTCATCATGTGCTTCCTTCTCCTTAATCAAACTTTCTTCTAACTTGTTGGTGTCTTCAGAGACAACCAGTTTCTGTTCTAAGTCTTTATTCTTATCACCTAAAGATACCAGATAGTATACTAAAGCTATAAGAGCCAATACTACAGACAATAACTTCATCTGGATAGGCTTTATCAACTCTACCACATAGTTCTTAATTTTGTCAATCATTGTAATACTCCATTCATCTGAGAACTCTCTCTCAGCGCTACTTCTATTTCAACTAGATCAGAGTTTATCGTGCTTATCTTATTAGACAAAACGGCGTCTAATCCGACCCGCATCTTGTGGATGTAGTTCTTAAAAGCCCTACATTCTACAGGTCCGGTCCACCGGCTGTAGTTAGGTACGATATCTAAGGACATAAACACCAACAAAATCTCTTTTATAGAGGGGTCATCCTTAAGCTCATACCCCCCATTCCTACCGCGTCTAGAAGAGAGTATAGAAGCCTTCATTAGCTTATTAGCGACCTGCTGTAAGAAATCTGTAGATAGTTTGAGCTCCTCAGATACAGCAGACAACTGAGCTAACCCAGAACGTTGTAGGTACAGGCATAGTAATATCGCATATTGTGCATTTTTGTTCAATCTCATATTAGCAGTCCTTTCCTTCTGGCTCTGGACTAGGACTAATCTCACAGATGTAATCCAGTTCTTGTCCTGAAAACTTTTTCACCGAGGTGCTAAAAGCTTTGCCTATGATTGTTTCGATATTGGACTTAGTTTCAGTGTAAGCTTGATGTACATGATCATAAAGAGCTTTATCTTCAAATGCTAAGGGTCTATCATTGAGCACTTCATCTAAGATTAAGCTGATAAATGAGCCTACATAAAGGATTGCTGCGCGTGCCTCTAGTGGTGACTTATCCTCTAATAGCTTATTTTTGTCTAAAAACAACTTAAAAGTTTCTTTAGCAAGAGCTCTTGATAAAACGGACAAATTATGGGTTTTTATTAAATCACTCATCAGTATACACTACCACAACAGTTAGGTTAAGTAAAGGATTAAAGTGTAAACCCTAAGTGGACAACCACCGATAAATATAAACTATTTTAGTTTAATCCCCCCCTAAGAGTATCCTTTATATTTACACCAAGTGACTTTTTTTAGTAATATGTACGATTTCTCTTGACAAGGTTTTTCATTTTGGTATAATACAAGAAGTTCCTTCACTTTGTTCAGTTCAGCAGCTAGGGCGAGCTGCCACGCCTGCTTTGCTATTCGCTAGCGCTCATAGGCAAAGGCGCTTGATTGATCAGATTAGATCTTAAGTTAATATAATAATCAAGACTACTACATACTATAGGAAAAATTTTTACAAGACTTTTTTATTAAAAAATGGTATGATGACTGAGGTAGGTGATATGTGTTTTTACTTGATTTACTAACTTTAGGATTAGCATTTATAGGGATATTGATTCCTATTATTATATTTGGGATTTTAGCTTGGATAGTGCTATTTGAGAAACAATGATAAAATTAATTATTGGAAATAGCTTTTGTAAGGTAGTCGGTTTGACAATAGACCAATATGCCAACCTAAGGTTGTTACTTAGCTATCAAACTAAACCAACCAAAACTAAGTTTAGCAGGGGACAGTATGTCAGCCAGACAAAGTACCTATTAGACAAAACTGGTAGTTTTCCCACTGGATTGCTATCTTTAGCTGCGCCGCTCTTTCATGACCTCGATTTAGAGATAGTTGATACTAGGGTAAAACCTTTTAGTGTTGGCTCCTTCCCTCCTGGAAACTTCAGTTTTGAGCTGTACCCAGAGCAGGATGAGGCAGCTGAGACTGCAGCAATTCATACCAGGGGGGTCATTACTGCCCCCACAGGATTAGGTAAAAGTGCGATTATTGCCTCTATAATAGATAAACTTCGTGTAAAGACCTTGGTAGTAGTTCCAAGTTTAGAGCTCAAAAAACAGCTTACTGAGTCTTTACAACGCATTTTTGGAAAAACTGATCTTATCAGAGTGATGAATGTAGATTCCATCAAAAATAAAGAACACTATGATTGTGTTATTATTGATGAATTCCATCACTCAGGAGCCAAAACTTATCAAAAACTAAATAAAACTCACTGGCCCGGTGTTTGTTACCGTTTTGGTCTCACCGCAACACCCTTTAGATCATATGATGAAGAAAATATCCTTTTAAAGGCTATACTTGCTGATGTCATCTATGAGGTAGAGTATCAAACAGCAGTGGAAAAAGGTTATATAGTGCCTATGGAGGCTTATTATATTGATATCCCTCCTCAACAACCTAAAGGAAATAAGAAGTCCTGGCCTGCTATGTACTCTGAGTTAGTGGTAAACAACACCCGCAGAAATGAAATAATACGCAATCTTATCCTAGTGTTTGGTTCAAATAAAACCTCCACCTTGTGTTTAGTCAAGGAAGTCAACCACGGCAAGCTGATTGCTGGAGACGACATAGGGTTTATATCCGGTGTAGATCAGGATAGATACCTACTTGAGGCCTTTAATGGTGGTAAACTCACCTGTCTGATAGGCACCGAAGGGGTTATTGGTGAAGGAGTTGATACCAAACCTGCAGAAGTCATTATAATAGCAGGTCTTGGGAAGTCCCCAAATAGACTAATTCAAGGGTTTGGTAGAGGATTCAGGCGTTATAAAGACAAAAAATCTTGTAAGATAATAATTTTTAAGGACAATTCCCACAAATGGACTTTGGATCACTTCAAAGAACAGTGCAAGGTCCTAAAAGAATTTTATAATATTGTTCCAGAAAGATTAGAAATTAGTTGACACAAACAGAAAAATGTGTCACTATGTTAATATGAAGAGTTTAAACAAATTTATTTTGATTGGCGTTGCATTAGTTGGACTTTTAATTTATATTTTTAGTTCTCCAGAATATAGTTCTATTCAATCATCAGATGATTTTCCTTTTATCGACGATTCCGTATCTTCTCAACCTTATACCGAAGAGTCAGTAGTGAGATTAGGGAAATCTGGAAAAAAACCTTTTTGTTCGGCGTTTGTTATAGCAAAAAATTATGCTTTAACTGCATCTCATTGTTTGGTAGACCGTAGTGGTGCCATGAAAAACGAAAATTTATTGTTAATTACAAGCAAACACACCATTTTTGTAGCAAGACCAGTAGGAGTAAACACACGAGTTGATATAGGGTACCTCACCGGTGATTTTGGTTCAATCCGACCCCTCCCTGTTGATTTAAGTTTTGTCCCAGGAATGAAAAAAGTGCGGGCAGTTGCTTGTGGTTATCCTCAAGCTGGCGTTGTACCACACTGCGTACCTGTATCTAATTTACAGCCTACTGCCGATTATATGGAGGGATACTCACAACTTATCCCCGGTATGAGCGGGGGTCCATTAATAGGAGTTACCTCCTCCGGTCAAAAAATTGCTATTGGTATTAACGTATATATGAGAGAAGAAGTCGGTAACAGAGCTCTCGGGCCTGTTAATACGGGGTTTTCCACTTTACTTGGGGTGTTGTCTGCTGCGGGAAAATCTTTAGTGCCTGATAAAGTAGAGTAAGATATGAAGCTTGTATTTATTAAAATTATTGACATATCTGTATCCGTTCTTATCACTATATTGGTGTTGGCTATTGTAAGGAGTGGCAGGTGAATCAGGTGTCTGAACTAAATCCACATAAGTATCCAACAGATGAGGCTATTGAAAATAATCTCACAGAGTTGTTTCGTCGTGTTAACATTTTACAGGAAAAATACGGTAAGCCCCTAAAAGTTACCAGTGGATTGAGGTCTGAAGAACAGCAACAAGGGTTAATAGCAGCAGGAAAGTCCAATGCACCTCAGTCTAGACACCTCACAGGTGAGGCGGTAGATGTAGCGGATTTATTGGGTGATCTTTATATTTGGTGTAAGACAAATGAGATTGTGTTAGAAGAAGCACAACTTTGGTGTGAAGAAAGACAAGGCGGATGGCAACATTTTCAAAGCCAGCCGCCTAAATCAGGAAAACGATGGTTTAATCCATAAAGGAAAGTATAATGGAAAAAGAAATGTTACGGGCTGAAGAAAAAACCAGTGAACCATCTGAATTACCAGTAGGTATAACCTCATTTTATGAGTGGGCTGACTCTTTTTTTAAGCTTTATGATTTACCTACTCAAGATAGGGACTCAATACACATGGTGCTTGCGTCTGAGATCATAAACTTAAAGCCGGGAGTTACTAAAGTACCTAAAGATCACTTTTATAGTATACTTTTATCTGCTGCTCAAAAGCAAATTGCCGGAAGTGTATTTCAAGAGATTCAACAAAATAAATTTGCTGCCGAAAAACAAGCTAAGCGGGACGCTGAAGCTGCAGCAAGCGCAAAGGTAGTTGCCAATGAGTCCGTTACCGTCTAAAAAGCTTCAGGAAATCTGGAATAAAAAGTTAAAAGATTCAGGTTTTAAAGATATTGAGTCTCCTAGTTTTCAGTTTCATGGGCATATGTTTACCCCTATTATAAAAAATGTGTTAACTCCTGCTCGCGACGGTAAAAAGCAGTATTCCAGGCTCACCCCGGCTTCTAAGACAGCACGAGAACAATACTATAGGCTAGCAGGACATTTTTTGTATGAGTATGAAGGGTTTACACCAACCACTAAGAAGATATGGGAACTACATGCTCAAGGTGAGACAGTTAGAGATATAGCAGACAAACTTTCGCCTAAAGGACCTAAAAGAAGCTCAGTGTTTTATATCATTAAAAAATTATCTAAAATAATGATTAGTTTTTATGGAGTGACATATGCAAAAGACTGAATTAATTACTTTACGAGTGATGGTAGAGTCAGATAAGAACTTTGTAATGTCCACCATTATGAAGGGCCTGTACTATGGTGAAAGTTGGTTTTCAGAGATACCCAAACAGACTTTCATGATAGAATACCATAAAGTAATAGAATTTTTATTAAACAAACCCACAACACATGTTGTTGTGGCATGCCTTAGAGAAGATCCAGACGTTATTCTCGGTTACTCTATATGCACCGCCCCCGACATCGCGCACTGGGTGTTTATTAAAAAAAGCTGGCGTGGGATTGGTATAGCAAACTCTTTAGTACCTAAGGACGTAAGATATGCCACTCACTTAACTAAAACCGGGTTGTCAATTATTCGAAAGAAAAACATTGATTTTAATCCATTTATGATCTAATATACAAGATCAGGAGATATAAAATGAGTAATAAAAGAAGTGTAAATGAAGTGCAACAGGATTATACAAACCTATGTGCAAAACTAGGTCATCTAGTTTATAGTCAACATGCGTTGGGATTGGATAAAGATCTTATTCTTGAACAGCTAAAGGACCTCAATTTAGAAGGTCATGAGGCTCAGAAGCGAGAAGCTGCAGAAAAAGCAGCACTAGCTGAAGGAAGTGCATCATGAGCCGTAAAGTACTATATGCAAGGCTTCTGTCCCCGATCTTCGCCCATGGTGTAGATCTTGGAACTGTATTGCCTCCTGCAAACAAAACCTTAGCCGGGCTTAGTATGAGCCTTACCGAGTGTGAGAACCTATTGGTGTCTTTTAAGTACAACGCTCGTACTTTTGAGCTTCTGATCAAAGACGCTACTTTCATGTCTTTAGCACCAGAAGAAGCAAAACCAGCTGCTAAAGCGAAGGCATAACAATGACTAATATCTGGGGTGAGACCGGTAAACGCACTGTTGTAGTCACCAAACCAGCAGAGCCTAAGCCTCTCGTCACAGATATTGACAGTTTGATCTTTATAGGTTTGCAAAATATCGCAAGGATGATGGAGTCTGTGTCAAGTAAAGCCAAGGATGGCATCTTTGACAGAGAAGACGTGCAGACGTTGAAAGATTTGATGGCAATGCTTAATGAACTAAAGAAGAAACAGGATGATCTTCTAGGGCAGATGAGTGATGAGGAGCTAGAGGAACTTGCTAAATCATAATGCTGCCAAAAAAGCCTTAGCAAAACGTAAGAGGATTGACTCTGAAAACAGAGAGTTCAAACTTGAAGATCACCTATTTAAAGAGCAACTTGCTTTTGTAAAAGATCCCTCACCCAACAAAGTAGCTGTGTGCTCTAGACGTGCTGGCAAGACCACGGCTTGTGCAGCAGATCTTGTCTACACTGCAATAAACAACCCAGGCACGGTGTCCCTTTACATCACACTATCCAGAAACAATGCTAAAAAGATTATCTGGAAAGAAATCAAAGACTTAAACAGAGATTATGCCTTAAAAGGGGAGCTTAACCTATCTGAACTCTCGGTGTCATTCCCTAATGGATCTACAATATACCTATCAGGTGCCAAAGATACTAATGAAATTGAGAAGTTCCGAGGTCTTGCTTTAAAGCTTGTGTATATAGACGAAGCCCAATCTTTTAGGTCTTATATTGAAGAACTCATCAATGATATTCTATCCCCTGCTTTGATGGACTATTCTGGAACCCTGAATCTCATCGGTACTCCCTCTCCTATACCAGCCGGATTTTTCCATGATGCCTACGTAAAAAACAAAGGCTTTAGCTCCCACCATTGGACTTTCTGGGATAACCCTTTTATTATTAAAAAATCCAAAAAAACTCACCGGGAAATGATGGACAGAGAGCTTAAACGACGCGGTGTTACCCTAGAAGACCCCTCTATCCAAAGAGAATACTTCGGTAAATGGACTCTAGACAGCAACTCCCTGCTTATCCACTACACAACCACTTTAAATGACTTCCAGGCTATCCCAGTGACCAATCCTAAGCGTCTAAACTATATTATGGGTATTGACCTTGGATTCGACGATGCCGATGCCATAGCGGTATTAGCGTGGTCTGAGGACATGCCAGCGACCTACCTCATAGAAGAGGTTGTGGTGAGACAGCAAGGCCTCACAGAGCTAACTGAGCAGATCGAGTTTCTCCGCAAAAAATATGACGTATCCAAGCTTATGATCGACCAAGGTGGGTTAGGTAAGAAGCTTGCCGAAGAGATGCGTCGTAGGCACGGTATCCCAGTACAACCAGCAGACAAGGCACGTAAGATGGAGCACATAGCCTTTCTTAATGATGCCCTACGTACCGGAAGGTTTAAAGCTAAGTCTGACTCTAAGTTTGCACAAGACTCTTATCTAGTTGAGATCGATCGAGATAAGTCAACACCAGATAAGATAAAGGTTTCAACAGCTTACCACTCAGATATCATAGATGCGGTCCTTTATGCCTTCGTTGAAAGCCCTGCATTTACTTACGTCAAGCCTAAGGAAGCCCCTAAATACGGTACCAAAGAGTGGGCTGAGGCACAAGAATCTAACATGTTTGAGGCAGAACTAGAAGGCCTCACAGAAGCTCACCGACTCCAAAAAGAATACGACGATTACGGAAAATACTAAAAACTATCATAAATTGATAGTTTTGTTCATAAATTCATCAAAAAATCACTCAAACTGGACATTTGCACCTAATTGAGGTCTCTACTCCAGCTATGAAACAGTGTGTGGCTTGCAAAATAACCAAAAGTGTCGTTGAGTTTACCTCAATGAAAGCTTGCAAAGACTCTCTGTCACCTAGATGTAAGGGTTGTGAACAAGTCCGACATTCAGAGTATAGAAATCGGCCTGAGTATAAGCCTGAAAAACGTAGACGAGAGCTAAAAAGTAAGTTTGGGTTAAACATGGAACAGTACAATACTTTATTTATTGGACAAGATGGACGCTGTGCAATATGTTTTCTGCATCAATCAGAACTTAAAAAAGCCTTTGCTGTAGACCACGACCATAGTACCAATGAAATCAGAGGCTTACTTTGCCAAAACTGTAACGTTGGTATCGGCAATTTAAAAGACAGTGTAACATTACTCGAAAATGCTTTATCTTATTTAAATCAAAAGACTTTTACAGGCTTAAGAGTCGTAAAGAAAGTTGGATAGTCCTATTTTGCCCTTCCTAAAACATGAACCCAAGTCTCCTGGTATCGCTGTTGTCGAAAGAAAGCCTGATGAAGGCAAAGAAGATCCAGATGCTGGACTTCATGCTTGTGCACAAGATCTTATAAATGCTATTCATTCCAAGGATATGAAGGCAGTAGCTGCAGCCCTAAAAGCTGCTTTTGAACTCCTAGACTCTGCCCCCCATGAAGAGGGGCCGCATTTAGAATCTGAAGAAGAATAATAAAGGAAAATTTACAATGAACGAAACATTTACCGGATTAGGTACATTCACTCTCTACGCCCCAGTTGCTGCTTATTTTAATATTCAAGGCAAACTCACACTCCCAACCATCGGTGAAGGGGCTATTGCCAACTCTGCCGTAGTTGTTACCATCAATAAAAACGGCGCCAGTGCATTTTATACGGGGTCTGCAGGAGCTGAAGGCTTTGCTACCGCTGTGTCTTGCGCTCAAGGAGATGCTATTAACATCATCCTAAGCTCTTCTGCTCCAGTAGATCAGGGTTTAAACGTCATTAAACTCACAGTGTCGATGTTCTAGGACTATTTATGGCAAACTACGGTACTTCAGTAGTAATCGGAGCTTTAGGAACCACCGCTATCGGTGCAAACGGTGCAGGAATCTATCTCCTTAAAGGAAGTATATCTCTCCCAAAGCAATCAGAAGGGGCTAGCTCAGCCTCTCAACTAGTAGTGACCGTAAACGTAAATGGTGGGGCTTCTATATACACCGGGTTAGCAGGAGCGGATGCATTCCAATGTGGTGCTACATTAGGCGCTGCAGATGTGTTTAACGTCATCTTAAGCTCTTCTAATCCTATCGATCAAGCCCTAAACTCAGTAAAAGCCACAGTAGAACTAATTCAAATAGGTTAATTTAAAAGGAAATATCATGTCACCATTAATCAAAGGTAAGTCCAAGAAATCATTCAGTAAAAACGTAGAGACAGAGATGGATGCTGGAAAACCAAAAGATCAAAGTTTAGCAATAGCATATAATTTAAAGCGACAGGCTAGCAAAAAGAAAATGGCTTCCGGCGGTAAAGTCGGCGGTGCAGAGACCGGGATGCTCTCAGCTGGTGATAGCAGAGGAATTAGCTCAATCCCTGCTGATCCTATCTCAGGCATGGAAGATTTGATTCAATTTCGTAAAGATAAAAAGGACTTAGCTGCATTACAGCACAGAGAAATGCTTGCTGCAGGCGGTGAAGTACTATCTCAAGACTACGCTGAAGATGAACATGCCTTACATGGATCGTCTCCTATGGGTGGTGCCCTCCACTCTGACGCTGCAAGCGTTATGGGCGAACAGTCCAGGGTTGACTCTGATGTTATGAGCCGACGTAAACGTGCCATGTCCTTTGACTCTGGTGAAGCTGGATATGAAGAGTCCGGCGCTGCTGGTTCGGGCATCATGTTAGATGCAGAAGAAAACAAATACGCCGACGGTGGACGAATCGAAGATTCTTCTAAGCCTCACTCCATGGCCGAAATCATCATGATGAGACGTAAGAAGATGGCCGATGGTGGAATGGTTGATATCGAATCAAATGAAGAAGAACAGCCAAACGGATACTATGCTCGAAATGAAGACGCTGCATTAGAAGAAGACTACGACGACACTATGGACGGAATGCATCAGCCTAAAGACTCGAACGAAAAAGACCCCGGTGATGAGCTCTTAGAAGAGTCTGATGAGCACGATCTTGTATCTAAAATTATGCGTAAAAACAAAAAGAAATAACAAAGGTGGTGTCTATGATGGACCTAAAAGCCTTAAAGAAGCTAGCCGCGGCGTGCCGTAAAGCTGGCATCAAAAAATACACAAGTCCTGAGTTCTCGTTTGAGCTCACAGATGATATGCCTGAGACACCAATTAAAAAGGTACTCAGCGCTGCTCCTTTGTCTGAGAACCCACAAGTAAGGGATGAAATCAGTCTTACAGATGAGCAACTCCTCATGTGGTCTATTCAGCAAACTGAAGGAAGTACTGGAAATTAATCATGAAAATCACTGCTGCCGAAGGCCCTAAAAAAACAATCATAGCCAAAACCATCCAGCAGAAAGACAACAAACAAAGCTACAAATGGTGGCGCGCACCTACACAAGCTGAAGTGGCTTCTCAGCTACTCACTACAGCTGCCTACCTAAAAGAGACCCAGCAGTATCGGTATCGCCAAGCTGCTATCTATGCCCGCTTATACGGTAACATGCCCCTGATGTCCTTTATTGGCTCTAATATGACCAAGATGGACCAAACACATGGTCTACCTACTGATCGCCCCACCTTCAACCTGGTACAGTCTGTAATCGACACCAAAGTAGCAAGGATAGGACAAAGCCGACCAGAGCCAGTATTCCTTACCGACAACGGTGATTATAAAGAACGTAACCTAGCTAAGAAGCTCAATACCTTCATCTTAGGTGAATTCTACCAATGCAAGGCGTATGAGAAGGCCGTGATGATTCTAAGAGACGCCGAAGTTGAGGGCACCGGATGTCTAAAGATCTTAGAATCAGAAGACCATAAGGTAGCCTTAGAGCGCGTTCTACTAACCGAACTCCTCATTGACCCGAACGAATCCATGTATGGTGACCCAAGACAGCTATATCAACTGAAGCTCGTAGACCGCAATGTCCTTATGGAACTGATGGACCCACGGTATAAGTCTGTTATTGAAAAAGCCGAGACTGCATACCCTGATAACTCTTCAGATTCAAGCAAGACAGTAGCTGATTTAGTTATGGTAGTAGAGGGCTGGCACTTAAAGAGTGGCAAAGAAGCCAAGGATGGCAGACATACAATCGCCTGTACCGCCGGTCTCATTTACGATGAAGATTATGATAAAGACTCCTTTCCCTTCGTGTTCATGCATGATACCAATAGAATGTTAGGGTTTTGGTCACAAGGCGCTGCAGAACGTCTAATGGGCACTCAGCTTGAAATCAACTCCCTCCTGTTCACTATTTCCAAGTCTATTAAGATGGTCGGCGTACCAAGAGTGTTTGTCGAAGACGGTTCTAAGGTCATGGCAGCTTCTTTTACCAACGAAGTAGGTGCAATCATCAAGTACCGAGGCACTAAGCCCATCTATGAAGTGGCCCCTTGTGTCCCAGAAGAGATGTACGCTCAACTCCAAAGGCTGATTCAATATGGTTATCAACAAGAGGGCGTATCTGAGATGCAAGCTTCAAGCCAGAAGCCCGCAGGACTCAACAGTGGCGAAGCCATTAGGTCCTATGACGACATCAGCACCGACCGCCTTGCAACACTATCCCGTAAATATGACACGTTTTTCATTGACTTAGCTTATGCTATTATGGATAAAGCCATGGATATTGCCAAGGAACAAGGCTCCTACCAAACGGTGTACCCCGGTAAAGATGGCACCAAGATGATCGACCTCCCTAATATCGACATGCTTCAAGATCCCTTTGTAATCCAGTGCTTTAACTCCTCTTCACTACCGCGTGAACCAGCAGGTAGGATGCAAAAGGTAACCGAGATGATCCAAGCCGGTATGATCACGATCAAAGAAGGCCGAAGATTATTGGATTTCCCTGATTTAGGGCAAATTGAAAAACTGGCTAATGCCTCTGAAGAAAGAATCTTTCAAATACTTGATAAAATCGTAGAAGATGGTGAGTATACACCCCCGGACCCATTTCTAGATCTAAATTTAGCTACCGAACTGGTGACCCAATATATAAATCTTTACAGCTGTGCAAAGCTTGAAGAAGAAAAGAATCAGATGCTCAGAGACTTTTTCACACAGGTGCAAGCTATCAAGATGGCTGCAATGCCTCCACAACCGGCCCCAGGTGCCCCAGGATCGATGCCAGCACCTCAAGCTAACCCAGAGCCAACACCTACTTCTCCACTCATTCCTAACGGTGCTGGAGGGCCACAGCAGTGATAGTGTATAAACTAACACATAAGCTTTCTGGTAAAGCGTACATAGCTTAACCTATAACAGAACTCTAGGAAAATGAACTTCGCATTTCATAGCAAGAAACGATGCCCCGAATGCTTAGGCATCACCGAGATCAAACGAGTGAGGGAATTCAATTGGCAGGCTGCTTTTGTATTCCTAGCGGTGGTGTGCTTCATGTTAGTTGTAGGAATCTTAGTCAGTATAAAATAAGGATATTTTATGAAAAAAAGACAAGCAAAGAAAAACTCTAAAAAATGGATGAGTAAACGCTATAAAAAAGCTACCAAATTCCAAAGACATGCTTGGGATCTTTTGAAGCCTTTAGTATTTGCCGACCCCCCATCTATCGAGTGGAGTGGATTCAAAATTATAGAGCTTTAATAACCCGCTAGGTTATTTCCCCAACAAGCAGCGACAAACAAACCCGCGTTATTGATTTAACGCTTTAAGTAACTGAAATGAAAGAAGAATCACATGAAAATAGAACCAAAATCAGGCCCTAGTATTACCGCCCCAACCGGGACGTCAACCTCAACACAGCAAGCAGCAAGGGAAAAAGCCATTGCCATGCTGTCAACACCTAGCGCACAGTCCCCAGTACTCAACCAAAACAGTATCGCCCCAGAAGAGATGTCTGCTGCCACTGGACATTCGCACCTTAATAACACTGCAGAAACAGTGTCCCCTACTGCTACCCCCCCAGAAGAACCTAAGGTGGCAGAAGACCCAATATCTACGCAGTATGCTACCTTAGCACGCAAAGAGAAGGCTTTAAGAGCTAAAGCCATTCAGCAAGAACAAGCCCTTAAAGCTAAAGAGGCCGCTATTCTTGCAAAAGAAGAAGCCCTAAAAGCTAAAGAAGTCGAATATCAATCCAAGTACATATCCAAGGACAAGCTTACTCAGGATACACTAAATGCCTTGGCAGAAGCTGGATTAACATATGACCAGATTACAGAGTTGATGCTCACCCAAAACTCTCCAGAGCGTCAAGCTCAATCTGCATATGAAAAACGACTTGATGCTAAACTACAAGAATTAGAAAACAAACAAACACAAGCAGCTAAGTCTATTGAACAACAACAGACAGCAGCATATCAGCAAGCACTGGCTCAGATCAGAGCAGAGACCAAGCAGCTTGTAACAATTGACCCAAATTTCGAAACAATCAAGGAAACCAACTCAGTAAGTGACGTGGTGGAATTGATTGAGCGAACATTTAAACAGGACGGCATCCTACTCAGTGTCGAAGATGCCGCCCGCCAAGTTGAAGATTATTTAGTGGAAGAGGCTTTTAAACTCACTAAACTTAAAAAGATTCAACAAAGACTCACTCCTGCAAAGCCAGCAGAAGCTCCGAAGCAAGAGTCGCCTAAGCAGCCTCAGACATTGAAAACTTTGAGTAATGCAGTAGCTAGTCCTGGGAAGTTAAGTTCCAGAGAACGAGCAATTGCAGCATTTAAAGGGCAGATGAAATAAACACCGACAGGCTGTAACCTCCCTCCATAACATGGTGTTATGAGGGGCTATATACTGTCATAACTGAGGTAAGGACCATGTAACCGGCAAAGACCTGTTATATCACCGACGCCTTAAAAAAGGAAATTGCTATGTCAGCAGTTTACGCAAATAGTTCAAATCAAATCGCAGCTCTTAAAGAGTTGTATACCGACGACAAAGATTACATGAGAGATCTTGTCTACAAAGAAAATCCATTTTTAGCTTTAGTACCTAAAAACGAAAGTCCTAAATAACCGTCGGGACTTTGATTTCTCAGCACCAAATCAACTAAATAGTTGATATTATGGACGGATTCGCTGGGAAATACATCCCTAGAGTAATGGGGATGTAAAACCAACCAGTATCGGGGGAAGCTGAAACGCCAATCCCGAGGTAAAGCAAAAAATAAAATTTTTGGCTCACCGTAGAGCATAGTACTTGAAACTAATCAGGATGCAGGTTAGAATAAAATAGTACCAAGAGTGGTAGGCAACCTGTTTCAGGTTGAAAATGTATGCCGAACTTATATGAATAAATGCAAACGTTGCGGTAAAATTAAATCATTAGACAATTTTTATAAAGAACTTCATAAAGAAGGTAGATGTAAAGAGTGTGTGAGTGAGATAAGACGTAAAGAGTATAGTGATAAAAAAGAAACTAAACTCAATTCTGTTAGAAGTTACCGCATTGCGAATCCCGAAAAAATAAGGGATACAAAGCTTAAACAAGCTTATGGAGTAGGAATTGACTACTTCAACACCAAGTTAACAGAACAAGGTGGTGTTTGTGCTGGCTGTAAACGCAACGTTAAAACAATATGGCGAGGAAAAGAAGTCTCGATGGCTTTAGATCACAACCATATAACTAAAACACCAAGAGGCGTGCTTTGTATTAAATGTAATAGAGCTTTAGGGCTTTTAGAAGAAAACGAAAAAACGTTTTTAAATCTAATAGATTACATAAACAAATATAAGAAATAGAGATAACAACCTCTATGATAACAAAGATATCATTTTTAAAAAAGATCAATGATATCGCTTGGTTCCGCTCGAATACGGAAATCCTCAGGGCCGAAGCCATAGCTTCGCCAATGCACAGAATCAGCAGACGGCTACAAGCTTAGTCTCCTTTTTCGTGTATGTTATCCAAGACTATCAATTAGTTACGATCACTAACTTATTGATGGAACAGACAAAATCCAATGCTGGTGCATTCGTTGATGCTGCTAAACTCCAGATCGACGGCGGTATTCGCAACTTAACAAACAACATCGCTTTCGAGTTGTTTGGATCAGGAACTGCTACCCGCGGTATTTCCTCTGCTGCTTCTAGCCAAGCAGGTGTGGCTGTAGGTGGAGTGGTACTTCCCCTTACCAACCCAAACAGCATCGTTGCGTTTGAAGTTGGCATGTTGCTGGTAGCTTCCGCTACCGATGGCGGAGCTCCTTCTTCTGATACGGTTCTTGTCGTATCTGTAGACAGAGATGCTGGTATCGTCACTGGTACAGCTTCTGCCTCCTCCCTTAGCTCCAATTGGGCTATTGGATCTGGAATGGCATATCTCACCATCTCCGGTGACTTGCCTCTTTCCGGCGCAACAAGCACTGGGTCATTCCTAGCCCTCTCCGGACTAGCTGCTTGGTTGCCAAGCACTTCTCCAGCAGCCTCAGATTCATTCTGGGGTGTTAACAGATCGTCCGACCCAACTCGTTTGGCCGGTATCAGGTACAATGCTCAGGCATACACCATCGAAGAAGGTATGACTAATGCTCTTGCATTGTTAAACCGAGAAGGTGGAAAACCCGACATCT